TTGTACTATGGTCAACTGGCCATCTTTAGAGAAAGTATATCAGCAGTGAAGGGTAAGACTAAAGAAGATTTTGAGTATGTGCCGAGAGATGCTAAGGCACCATATGGATATTATGTACGAACTTAAAGATTATTTAAATGATATAAACCATAGGAAGAAAAATCTTATGGATTCTGAGGACGAGTTTTGGGAGAAAAATTATCCAGCTTTTCCTGTGAATAGATGCCTCGGATCTCATGGTGATAGTTTATTCTATGCAAACGAAATGAATCGCTTACACTTCTTGGACAAGAAGCTCCAATTTGATTTTTTACTAAATAGTATTAGCAAACGAAAACGTTTTGCGCCTTGGTTGCGAGCTGAGGAGGTAAAAAATCTAGAGCATGTAAAGGAATATTATGGATATAGTAATGAGAAAGCCAAACAAGCCTTAGATGTTCTTACCGACGACCAAATAAAAATAATAAAAAATAAATTGATTAGAGGTGGTAAGCATGGAACTGGAATGGACTCCCGACTTAATGTTAGAGGTAGGGTTGGTTGAACCTGATGATTTCCTTAAAGTAAGAGAAACGCTTTCCCGGATTGGTGTTGCTTCAAGAAAAGAGAATAAATTATATCAGTCTTGTCATATATTACACAAGCAAGGCAGATACTATATAGTACATTTTAAAGAGTTGTTTGCATTGGATGGGAAACCAACCAACATAACTGCAAATGATTTAGAACGAAGAAACACCATTGCGAGCTTGTTAGGAGATTGGGGATTAGTTAATATTGTTGGTGAATGTGGCGAAAAAGCTCCATTATCACAAATAAAAATAATTTCATATAGAGATAAAGATGATTGGATTTTGGAAACAAAATACAATATAGGTAGCAAAAAATAAATGGAGAATATATTATGGCGGTAAAGTTAATTAGATTGAAAAGCGGTGAAGATGTAGTAGCAGATATTGATGAAAATAAAGATACAATAACAATGGAAAATCCAACGGTTATTGTACCAATAAGTGATCCTAATAGCGAACAAGTTAGAATGGGAGTTGCACCTTGGGCACCATTTATAGCAAAACAAAAAGTGGAAATTTCTAGAGATTGGATTGTTTTTATAGCTGATGCTGATGAAGCTTTAGCTAGTAATTATAGACAACAGTATGGATCAGGCATTGTTGTGCCTGAGGTAAGCACTACAGCTCAACTGAATGGATAATATTTAAATAGTCTTGACTCCTTATTGTATGTGTGATAACATATAATATATGTCTGAAAACTTTTATACAAATATAATTCAGAAAGGCAATTCCCTTTTAATACGAAAAATAGCAGATGGGAAAAGAGTTTATGAAAAAGTAAACCATAAACCTACGTTTTATTTCCCTTCAAAAAATAAAAAATCAAAATTAAAAACCTTGTCTGGCGTTCCGGTAGAGGCAATAGAATTGCCTTCTATCTCGGACGCTCGTGAATTTTTAGGCCATTATAAAGAACAGCCTGGTCTGGTCTATGGAATGGAAAGGTATCCTTATGTTTGGATAGCAGAAAATTATGAGGGGTTTGTTGATTGGTCAATGGATAAGATTTTAATTATCACCATTGATATTGAAGTTGCAAGCGAGCATGGGTTTCCGGACCCAGAACATGCTGAAGAAGAAGTCCTTTCTATTACTGTTAAGAATCATAAGACTAAAAAAATTATTGTATGGGGTGTGTATGATTATAATAACACCCGTGATGATGTAGAGTATATATATTGTGTGGACGAGCGTGAGTTGCTCGAGCAATTTGTTGGGTTTATGGTAGAAATCCAACCAGATATTATTACTGGTTGGAACACTACATTCTTTGATGTGCCTTATCTCTCTAATCGAATCACCAAATTATTTGGTGATAAGATGAGGAATAATATGTCGCCTTGGAACGTTGTGTCTGAGGAGAAAGTGAATACTTTTGGTAGAGAGCAGACCAAATATAATATTTGGGGCATTGCTAATATGGATTATTTGGATCTATATCGCAAATTCACTTATAAAAATCATGAATCTTATAAGTTAGATTATATAGCTTTTGTGGAATTAGGTGTCAAGAAGGATGAAAACCCATATGAAACTTTCCGTGAATGGTATACTAAAGATTATCAATCATTCATTGATTACAATATTAAAGATGTAGAGTTAGTTGATGCTTTGGAAGATAAGATGAAACTTTTAGAGTTGAATCTTACTATGGCATATGAGGCTAAAATTAATTATATGGATGTATTCTCACAGGTTAGAATGTGGGATGTAATCATGTATAATTATTTGAGGAGTAAAAATATTGTAGTACCTCAACGAGACATTAATACTAAAGGCTCTAGATATGAAGGTGCGTATGTAAAGGAACCACTGACAGGTCAACATGATTGGGTTGTGTCATTTGATTTGAATAGTTTGTATCCACATTTAATGATGCAATATAATATATCACCAGAAACTATGATTTCTGAGCGATTTCCAAAAGGCATTAGTGTAGAAAAACTTTTAAATAAAGAAGTTGATACTAGTATATTGGGTGACAGGTTAACAGTTACTCCAAATGCAGCATGTTTTAGAAAAGATATTAGTGGATTTCTCCCAGAATTAATGGACTCAATGTATAAGGATAGGGTGAAGTTTAAGAAGTATGCTTTAGAATCTAAAAAAAGATATGAAGAAACGAAAGATAAAAAATATTTGAATGAAATATCGAAATATAATAACATACAAATGGCTAGAAAGATAGCACTAAATAGCGCATATGGAGCAGTCGGCAACCAATACTTTCGATATTATGATGAGAAATTAGCAACAGCAATCACCACATCAGGCCAATTATCAATTAGATGGATAGAAAAAAAAGTAAATGAATACCTCAACAAAATTTTGCAAACCGAAAATGAAGATTACATTATTGCATCAGATACAGATTCTATATATATCAGTTTTAGCGAATTGGTATCTCGATCTTTTGGCAATAGAGCTGGAGTATCTAGCGAACAAATCGTCAATTTCTTGGACAAAATCGCCAAAGAAAAAATTGAACCTTATATTGCTAAAAGTTATCAGGAGCTTGCAGATTATGTAAGAGCATACGAGCAGAAGATGGAGATGGCTCGTGAAGTTATTGCTGATAAAGGCATCTGGACAGCTAAGAAGCGATACATCTTAAACGTCCATGATAGTGAAGGTGTTAGATATGCAGAACCTCAATTAAAAATAATGGGCATAGAGGCAATTAAGTCCTCAACACCAGCACCCTGTCGGGATATGATTAAGTCGGCACTATCTTGTATAGTAAATAGTGATGAACAGTCTTTAAATTCTCTGATTCAAGCATTCAGAAAAAACTTTATGAAACTAAAGGCAGAAGAAATAGCCTTTCCGCGGTCAGTTAATGGTGTTAAAAAATGGGGTGATAAGTCTAGTGTGTTTAAAAAAGGAACACCGATGCACATTAAGGGTGCTTTGATTTATAATCATCTTTTAAACAAAAATAATTTAAATACTAAGTATCAATTGATTCAAGATGGTGAGAAAATAAAATATCTACTTCTTAAAACACCAAACACAGTACAAGCCAATTGTGTTGCATTTCTTGGTGAACTACCTAAAGAATTTGATTTGCACAAGTATATAGATTTTGATACTATGTTTGAAAAGTCATTTGTGGATCCACTTTCATTGATTGTGGATGAAATAGGCTGGAAGATAGATAGAAGTTATGGCACCCAGAGAACTTTGGAGGCGTTGTTCGGATGATATTTGATAAAGAATTGTATTCATATTTGGGTGAACATTGTAACACCAATGGTGTTCCTGTTTTAAATACAGGTGAGTTTAAATATTGCACAGAAAAATATGGTAAAGATGTTTTTCGGGAAACATTATCTGTTTATATTTCAGAAGAACGTCCGCCATTTCCTTTTAAAGAAATATCATTCGGTGAGATGGTAGATAGTTTCCGTAAGCTTAAGAAGGCAGACTATACAAAGTTCATCACACCTACAGATCAGTTAGAACGTGAGGTGTTTGAAAAGTATGATGACTACAAATATAATTTTGCAGAACATGGTTTGGGTCTTATAGATACACCATCTGTATATAATACCTGTAGTGATTACTTTATGAATCATTTACGATTGCGTTGCGGTTCATATAGTTTCAAAGCACCTGCACAAGTTTGGGAGGAAGGAACTGCAAAAGAGATATGGCGTTCTATTGGGGCAATTTGGAGAGGAATTAATGGTAAAGAAGAATTAACTCCTGCTGTTTATATGTCAGCTTTTCGTTTAGGTACATACATTGCAACACAGTTTAAACCTATTGTGGCCAAGACTATCTACAATATGACCAATGCAAAGACTGTACTTGATACCTCTATGGGTTGGGGTGATCGTCTTGCGGGTTTCTTTGCATCAGACGCAACACATTATATTGGTTGTGATCCAAATCCAAATACATTTAAAGTGTATTGGGAAATGGTAAGAGAGTTTGATAACCTTGCACCAGGCAAGACGGTACAACTTCATAGATGCGGTGCAGAAGATTTGCCGTGGGATATGATAAAGGATGTTGATTGTGCATTTACCAGTCCACCATATTTTTCTACAGAAGAATATAATAAAGGTGGAGAGTTTGAGGAAGATCAATCTTGGGCGAAGTTTAATGAATATGAAAAGTGGCGTGATGAGTTTTATCTTCCAGTAGCACTAAATAGTTTCAATTCATTAAGTGATAATGGATTTTTGCTGACCAACATTATGGACCCCAAAGTAAAAGGAGTTCGTTATCGTTCTGGTGATGAGCTTGTAGATTCTTTAAGAGGACATTGGATGGGCCAACTGGGCATGAGAATCATGCAACGACCTCAAGGTAAAAATGTTTTTAAAACAAAGGAAGAACTTGAGGAGTTTATGAATAAAATTTATATTGAGAATGTGTGGTGCTTTGGTAAGAATAAAGACTTTGATTTCTTTAGACATAAGAGAATGGCTACATTGGAAGGGCTGTTTGGATGATAAGGGCATTTTACAAAAGTAAAAAATGGGCCTTGTGGGCATATGGTGGAGGTGCTTTACTGGTTGCCTCGTTATGGATCCAAGTACGCCTTACTGTAGCTATCAACACTTGGTATGGCGGGTTCTATAACCTTTTACAACAATCAGGTGAATATAAAAATAATCCCACAGAAGGTATTAGTTTGTTTTATGACAAACTATTAGGCCTACAATATTTCGATGGAGGAGATCCATCATTCGCTGTTTTAGCGTTCCCATATGTTATTTTGGCGGTGCTAACTGGATGGTTTACTCGTATATATGGATTGCGTTGGCGAGAAGCGATGACGTTTGATTACATACCTAGATGGAGAACTGTTGAGGAAGAGATAGAAGGTGCCAGTCAACGTATCCAAGAGGACTGCAATCGCTTTGCAAGAATTGTAGAAAATTTAGGCCTGCAAGTAGTACGAGCAATAATGACACTTGTTGCGTTTATTCCAGTGCTGTGGGGTTTAAGTTCTTCAGTTACTATTCCATTTTTTAGTGACATACCTGGCTCATTAGTTTGGACTGCTCTTGTAGTATCTCTTGGTGGTATTGTAATCTCTTGGTTTGTTGGCATTAAACTACCGGGACTTGAGTATAATAACCAGAAGGTAGAGGCAGCATTTAGAAAAGACCTTGTATTAGGTGAGGATGACAAGGTAAACTATGCACAACCAGAAACTTTGGGGAGCTTATTTACCGGCATACGTTTTAACTATCAACGATTGTATATGCATTACGGATACTTTGATACATGGATGATTACATACGACCAATTTATGGTGATTGTTCCATATCTAATTGTTGGGCCAAGTTTGTTTACTGGTGCTGTATTACTTGGTGTGGTAGTACAAGTATCTAATGCATTCCAGAAAGTACATGGTGGGTTTGCATTGTTCCTCCACAATTGGACGACCATCACCGAGCTTCGCTCAATTTGGAAACGACTATATGAGTTTGAAAGAAATTTGGAAAAATATGAAAAATGATGTTGACTGTATGGACGAGACAAGGGAAGAAAATAATATATCTTCCTAGTGAGGCTATTGACACGGTACATGAAATGTTGTATACTTATAGAGATAGTATTATTGAATACTGTATTGGTTATACAGAAGATGAGAGGACAGAAAGAATGGAGAAATTAGATAATGGGAAACAATTTTCTTAAGCATGTTATTAAAGAAACAGGCAATGATTACGCCACCGTTGTGGCGGATGGCGTTGACGCCGCTGATGTTGGTGGGTATGTGGATACTGGTAGTTATATTTTTAATGCCCTTGTATCTGGTTCTATTTACGGTGGTTTACCTAATAACAAAATTACAGCCATTGCTGGAGAAAGTGCAACAGGCAAAACGTTCTTTGCGTTAGGTGTATGTAAGACCTTTTTAGAAAGTTCAGCTGATGCCAATGTGGTATTTTTTGAATCAGAGTCCGCTATCACAAAGGATATGATAGAAGATCGTGGTATTGATTCTTCACGAATGGCCATTCTGCCAGTCACAACAGTACAAGAGTTCCGTTATCAGGCACTACAAGTATTGGATGTTTATGAAAAGGAAGGAGAGGGCAAGCCTCTATTACTTTGTCTCGACAGTCTCGGTATGTTATCTACAACAAAGGAGATTGAAGATACAGAGGCTGGTAAAGAAACAAAAGATATGACCCGAGCACAGATTGTGAAGGCAACCTTCCGTGTGCTGACATTGAAACTTGGTAAACTTGGTGTACCTATGATTATGACTAACCACACCTATGATGTTGTGGGTAGTATGTTCCCGACGAAAGAGATGGGTGGTGGTTCAGGACTCAAGTATGCTGCCTCACAGATAATCTATCTTTCAAAGAAAAAAGAAAAAGAAGGTACAGAAGTTGTAGGTAACATCATTCATTGTAAGACATATAAATCACGACTGACAAAAGAAAACCAAATGGTAGACGTTAGGTTGTCTTACACAAAAGGCCTAGACAGGCATTACGGACTTCTAGAACTTGCCGTTGAGGCTGGTGTATTCAATTCAGTATCAACCCGAATTGAATTGCCAGACGGCACAAAGACATTCGGCAAAACTATCAACAATGATCCAGAAAAATACTTTACACCAGAAGTGATGGAAAAACTTGATGCCTTTGCCAAAGAAAAATTTACTTATGGATAATTATATTCGTACATATGAAAATGTTGTTGATATAGATTCTTGTAAGTTTCTTATTGATAAGTTTGATGCTTCTGAGGATGAATTTGAAAACGTCCTTATAGAGAAAGATGATATGAAGATTTCGTTTAATCAAATAAACATTTATAATAATGATAGTTGGAAAGGAATAAGAGATAAATTAGCCCAAGTTTATTGGTTTTATATTCATAAGTATAAAGAAGATTGTAACATTACTGTGGAGATGTGGCCACCATTTGAAAAAATTGGAGTGGAAGCTATTAGAATAAAACGTTATGAAAATAATGATTATGATAGGTTTGATGACCATGTAGACTCCACTGATGGTTGTAATAATAGATTTTTAAATATGCTTATATATTTAAATGATGTGGAAGAAGGTGGAGAAACAGAATTTCCACAGTTGTATAAACCAGGAACATATTTGCCGTTATCGGTGAAACCAAAAGCAGGAACGATGGTGATATTTCCTCCGATGTGGCCTTGGCTACATGCCGGCAGAAAGCCCATTTCAGGACGGAAATATTTTGCCCATTCGTATTTACATTATGTATGATTATGAATTTATAGAAAGTAAAGAACAAGGAAAAAGTGCTTTAATTTTTAAAGATGGACCATATCAAAGTGTTATATGGACTTTTTTGAAAGGCAGGGTAATTTTAAAGAACCCGGATGGAAGTCCTTTAGACCTAGAAAGTGTAGAGTCAATACCTATTGACTTTAAGTTTGAAGTGTTGTATAATCCTAATGAACTAGATTTAAAAACGATAGAATTTAAAAATGCTATTGGTGATGTGTTTATGGATATATTACAAGGTAGCATAGAAAGTGAACAATATAGGTTAGTTGATGAAAATAGAAACGATAATTCTGAAGAACTTAATACTTAATGAGGAGTATACAAGAAAAACTATACCATTTATTAAAGAGCAATATTTTCAGGATGGTGTTGAAAAAATTATCTTTAAATCTATTTTTAATTATATAGAAAAATATAATAGTAATCCTACTATTGAAGTTCTTTTTATTGAACTTGAAAAAATAAGCTTTAATGAAGAGCAATATAAGGCCGCAGTTAATTATTTAGAAAGTGAAATTACACAAGAGTCAGATGTAAAGCAACAATGGCTTTTGGATGAAACAGAGCAATGGTGTAAGGACAAAGCCATTTATAATGCTGTTTTGGATGGCATTCACATCATAGATGGAAAAGATAAGACCAGAACACCTGATGCTCTTCCCACATTATTATCAGATGCCTTAAAGGTATCTTTTGATAGTAGTGTAGGTCACAGCTACACAGAACAATCCGAAGATCGGTATGATTTCTACCATGAGGTCGAGGAGAAAATTCCTTTTGACCTAAATTTCTTTAATAAGATCACCAAAGGTGGTCTTCCAAACAAAACATTGAATATTGCTTTGGCAGGTACCGGTGTAGGTAAGTCATTGTTTATGTGTCATGTGGCTGCATCTACATTGATGCAGGGTAAGAATGTATTGTATATTACATTAGAGATGGCAGAGTATAAAATAGCAGAACGCATTGATGCTAATCTAATGAACATTAGTATGGATGATCTACATGATTTGCCAAAATATATGTATGAGGATAGGTTCGATAAAGTTCGTAAGAAAACTCAGGGCAAGTTGATAGTTAAGGAATATCCTACAGCATCTGCACATGCAGGCCACTTCCGAACCTTGTTAAGTGAATTACAATTAAAAAGGGATTTTGTTCCTGATATTATTTTTATAGATTATTTAAATATTTGTGCTTCAAGTAGATTCCGGGCCGGCGCTGTAGTAAACTCATATAGTTATATAAAATCTATTGCAGAGGAATTAAGGGGGTTGGCTGTAGAGTTTAATGTCCCTATTGTATCAGCAACACAGACAACTAGAACAGGGTTTGTTTCAACAGATGTAGGCCTTGAAGATACATCAGAGTCGTTTGGCTTACCGGCGACTGCTGATTTTATGTTTGCATTAATATCTACTGATGAACTTCAGGATATGAACCAAATGTTAGTTAAACAATTGAAGAATAGATACAATGATCCAACACTGAATAAGAAATTTATTATAGGTGTAGATAGAGCTAAGATGAAACTTTATGACGTATCACAAACAGCTCAAGAAGATTTGGTAGATACAGGACAGGAGGAGGAGATTGTAGATCGGTTTGCGGACTTTAAAGTATAATAAATAGTCCTATGATTAGTTTTAAACAATATTCTATACATGAAGCTCAAACAACAGCTGCCTTTGAAATGGAAAAGGTTATCGTTGCAGCTGCAGGTGGTCCAAATTATACTCCTAAAGACAAAAGAATATCTCCAGATGTTGGTAAAAAAATTGTAAATGATTTAAAATTGAGTGGCAAGGGTGTAATGCCCGCTAACATTTACGATGTAACTGGCCAATGGGCCCAGTATTTCCCCAACCGGAAGGTTCCAGGCGCCACTAAAACTCCTAAGACCGATCTTATAATCGGAAATAAACGCATATCATTAAAGACTGGCAAAGGTGCTCAGTTGATGAGTGGTGGCAAATCAGAAGCCACTGCTACGTTTTATGCGGCCTGTAAGTCCGCTAATATACCTATTACAGGAGCTATAAAATCGTTAGAAAATTATTTTAATAGTATGATGGCGACTACGGTACCTGCGGTTAAAGGTAATGCTGCAGAACTTGTAAAGAATAAAAAGTCAGAACTGATTAATATAACTAATGAGATACACCACAAGTTTAAGAAAGATTTAAGAGATGTTTTTTCTAAAAATCCAAAGTTTGCTTATGAGTTTACTTATGAAGCCATGACTGGGATACAGAAGTTTGGCAGTAGAAGTCCTGGTGCAGCACAGTATTTTCTTGTAACTTCTTGGGACGGATCACCAGCTTATATACATGATGCATTTAAGGATAAAGGGTATGTAAAAAAAATATCTAAGCAAGTAGTACCAGAGGCACGATTCAAATCAGGATCTCAAAGAAAGATGGATCCCAATACAAGAATCACAAAGAAAACTGGATTCTATTCTATCTACAGTGCGGTGGGACTTGGTCTCAAAAACATGACAGAAGAATTGGAGTTTTTAAATAATGTCCCCTTAACAGAAGCAAAAATGTTGGATAAGATTAGGAGTATTTGGAATAAATTTATATCTTATTTAAAGAACATGTGGAAGAAAGCTAAGGAATGGATCGGAGATAGTTGGCAAAGATTGATACAGTTTTTAGGATTAGAACCTGTAATAATGTTTAATAATACCCCGAGGTGGTAAGATGGCTATAAACAAGAGGAGCAAAAATGGCAAGAGTTTCAGGTAAAGAAACAGAAGTTTTCTCCGAAGTATTAGCTCAAGTTTGTTTGGCTTATTCTATCAAGAAAAATCAAGCTTTAACTTATGACAAATTTTTGGAAAAAAAATATTTTTCCAAAGATGTGTTGAGTGCTATAAACTCATATTGTGTATTTCATAGTACCGTCAATCAATGGATGAATGGCAGAAACAACACCACTGTTAAGAATTTTATCCAGTTTGCTTCTGATGATGCTTCTCCCAATTTGAAATGGGTAGATGCTCAAGGTAGTGCAATGCATGAACTGAAAAGAAAATTTAAAATTGCAAGTCGGCATAAAATATATAACGATAAAATCTTTGAAGGTACTTCTAGTTTTAATCCATACGATTCCTTTAAAAACAATATTACCGGAGTATCAACAGATAAATGGAATCCGGCAGATATTTGGGTTTTAAATACAAAGGGAATTAATAGAATAAAAAAAATTAATAAAGAGGCCCGTTCTTTGGCTCAGGTAAATCAAGCTTTAATGGATGAATTCTCCAAAAAAAATATAGTACCAATATCATTAAAAAAACCAGGCAGAATAGTACACTTTGATATTGTTAATAGTAATGAATATATTACGAGATTGGTTTTAGAAAAGACTAATAATCCTATTATAGAATATACAACCGGAAATAAAGATGTTAAAATAAATTTCTCAATCGAAACTATAAAATTAAATAAAGGCATAAACGCACAACAGGCACAGATGAACCCTTACAAAGCTGGTATAGGTAAAGCTATTCCCGGAACTCAAAAACATATAAGATTAAAGTATCATGTTGATAATAAAAAATTAGAATTGGAATACACACAATCAAAGGGATCAAGTTACGCTCAGGCTAAAATGGGCAATATAGGTGCTGCAAATTTTCAAAAAATAATTAATCAAACTTCATTATCCGGCGTGCAAAAATTAAATAATTTACAAAGGAAACATAAAGAAATAGATTTAAAAACTGATCCTTGGTTTAACGGACAACAGTTTGGAGTTGCAAAAGCAAGGAAAGATGTGGCAAAAATAAATCCTCATAAAGAATTATTAAAAGAATATGTTGCTGATATTTGGAAAGCTTTAAATGGCTCCAACTCAGATTTTTTAAATGATAAAAGTATGCACGATTCTTCTACTCTTTGGAGTAAAGCTAGAGCGGGAGAATTAGGTATGGCTGTAGGAGCTATACCCAACGAATCAATAAAAAAGAGGGTTATAACGAATCTTTTTATGGCAGCAGCATCAATAGCCTATGTAACAGGATTAGCAGGAAGAAAAGAAATTAATTATGAAAAAGAATTGGGTCTTAAACCACAAAAATTGAGGTCTGAATTTAATGCTAGTGTTTATGTTAAAGTATATTAAAAATGAATATGAACAACTTTAAACAATTTTTAACCGAAGATCGGAATACCCATCTGGAACATCTTGAAGATGATATTCTAAACAATGGTGTCCAAGGTGGTAAAAATGCTATAGCATTTCTTGTTGCATTGGATAAAATGCTGAGTGGCCACAGTAAGAGTAAAGTGAATGTGACTGTCAAGTGGGACGGTGCACCAGCTATTTGGGCCGGTATTAATCCAGAGAATGGTAAGTTCTTTGTTGGAGGTAAACATATCTTTAACAAAGTTCCAAAAATCAATTACACCAATGCTGATATTGATAAGAACCATCCGGGTCCTGGCCTGAATAAAAAACTTAAAGTGGCATTGGCTACATTACCAGCATTAAATATTCCTGGTATTTGGCAAGGCGATTTATTATATACCTCAGATGAATTGAAGGGTGATGATATTGACGGTGAACGTGTAATTGTTTTTACACCAAATACTATCACTTATGCTGTATCAGTTCGCAGTCAGATGGCTAGAAAAATTTTAGCATCTAAAATTGGAATAGTATGGCATACCACATATACAGGCAGGACTATGAAATCATTGAAAGCTAAATTTGGAGCCGATTCTTCTAGACTTTCAAAATCTAAATCAGTATGGTCGACTGATGCAACTTTTAAAGATACATCGGGCAATGTGATGTTTACTGTCGCTGAGTCTAAGAAGTTTCATAGGGTTCTTAGAATGGCAGTTGGATCTTTAAAGTCCGCCAAGGGCTATCTTCCTATTATTGCTAAGGATATTAAAGATAAGAATGTGTGGACACCTGCAGGAATGATGAAGATATTTTTAAATTCTTATGTCAGAGGCGGCCAAAAGATGGAAAATACCAGAGAAGTGTTGGCTTTTTTTGGTAAATTCTATGAAAAAAAATTAGATGATAAGATAGAAAGTATGAAAAGTGAGAAGGGCAAAGAGAAGTGGAGACAAATAAAGAAGGATGGACTTTCAGAATATAATAAATATAAGAGATCATTATACTTTGTTATAGCATCTTATATAACTTTACAGGCTGCTAAGGAACAAGTATTAAGAAAGTTAGAACGAGCTGAAAATATAGGTACATTTATTCGTACTCCCAATGGTTACAGAGTAACAGCGCCTGAGGGTTTTGTAGCTATAGATCACATCGGTGCGGCATTGAAGCTTGTTGATAGGTTGGAGTTTAGTAGAGCTAATTTCACAGCCCCCAAGGACTGGAAGTAAAATGAAGGAGCAATGGCAGGAGTTTAAAAACACCTTCCAAGGACAAAAAGTTTATCGTGCTAGGTGGGTGTGGTATCATACAATTTTAGTAATTGAGTTATTTTTAATTATAATACTATTGATTGGAATTCTGATAAAAATATAATAATAAAAGGAATTAAAAATTATGTTAAATGGATGGACAACCCCAGTTTTGGGAGTAGCATTAATAACTCAAGCTGCATCTGTTGTGTGGTGGGCTTCAGAGACTAATACTAAAGTTGAAAATAATACTTCTGCTATTGAAAAAGTAATGAAAAATGAAAAAGAAATTGCAATAATGGAAGCGCAGCAACGGGCTATTGTTTCTAACATACAGGAAATGAAATTAACAAATAAAGAAATGAGAGAAACGATAAACGATATTCATCGGATGATGAGCAGTTGGGACGAATAATGCTGTGCCAAAATCTATAGCATTTAGTTTTGGTCGATTCAACCCACCGACTATTGGACATGAAAAACTCATGGACAATACTCGTCGGGCAAATAGAAACTATCGCATCTATGCCAGTCAGACACAAGACCCCAAGAAAAATCCTCTAAGCTTTGGAACAAAAGTAGCTGTAATGCGAAGTATGTTCCCCTCCCATGCAAGAAGTATATCTAGAACTAAAGTAACTACAGCTATAGATGTAATGGTTCAGTTACATAAAGAAAAATATACTGATGTTAATATGATAGTTGGTTCTGATCGTGTGGATGAATTTGATAAACTTCTTAAAAAATATAACGGCAAAAAAGCAAGACATGGTTACTACAAGTTCAAATCAATTCGTGTAATCAGTGCAGGTGAACGTGACCCAGATGCAGAAGGTGTATCGGGTATGTCCGCATCAAAGATGCGAAAGGCTGCACAAGACAACGATTATAAATCGTTTCAGAAAGGTTTACCAACGAAGTATAGAGGTGGGAAATTATTATTTAATACACTTCGGAAAGAAATGGGAATAAAATCATTTAATGAATGGGCTGAAATAGAGGAAAAACCCGGAGAAAGTACGAAAAATATGCTGAGTAGAATAGCAGGACAAAAATTATTTAAAAGAGAATATGAAATGGCTGCTATGATGTACCATAGATTAATTAGACAAAAAGAAAAATCAGGTGTTGCTTTGGGAAAAGCTGCAGGAACATATAAGCACGTTACAATACGTGGACTTCAAGATTATCTTTCTAATAAATAGTATAAATAATATTATATAATGCAGAGTAGGTGAAGTAAACCGAAAAACGAGAGGAAAAAATTATGCCTTTATGGGGAGCAACAGATGCTGATGAGTCAAAACCTAAACATTTGACCACAGCAGAAAAGAAAAACGTAATTGCCACAACCGCAGGTTGGGTAAGAAAAGCAGGTTCTGCTGAGACTGGTAATGATAATACATCAGCAGATCCAGAAGTATTGGTAGCTATTGGTGATCTAACTACATCACTTGGTCAGGCTACAATTACTTATGTAGATTGGAACATTAGTACCTTTGATAAGTCTGACGGCGGTACACTATCAGTAACCGTTGGTTATAACGAAGCTGTCACTGTGAATACAAGTGGTGGCACACCAACTATTTCAATTACTAATGGTAATGAAGGTGCTGGAACAGGTCGTGGTCCACACACATTGTCTTATGCCAGTGGATCTGGAACAAACGCTTTGGTATTTACATTAGCTATTGGCGCAGCGAATGCTGCTACCAATGCAGATGATGTACTATCTATTGGTGCACAGAATGTCGCTTTGAATAGCGGAACAATGGTTGATACTGCTGAAGGCGGTAATGCTGAAGTAGCTATTACATCTGCACAAGGTACGGCTGCAGGAACAATTACTGTAGTAGCATAAATAATAGTTTAACGTGATCCAGGACGCTGCGTGTGTGCCTGGAGTAGAATTCCCGAAAGGGTTTATATAGGAGAAAGAGAAAATGGCTGACAAAAAGATTTCGGCTTTAGTAGATATAGGAACTGGGATTGCAAGTGAAGATTTAATTCACGTTATTGATGATCCTTCAGGAACACCAACAAATAAAAGAGTTGATGTAGGTAACCTTTTTAAATATATTCCAAGTCCAATTGGACTGGCTGGTACAGCACAAGCATTGTCTGCTGCCGGAGCGGTTAATCTTACAACTTCAATTACAGAATTGACTCTTGCTGGCACAGCACAAGCTCTAACGCTTGCTGATGGTGTCCAAGGGCAGATCAAAATTGTTGTGTGTGTTGATGGTACAGCAGCTGGAGATATGGTACTGACACCAGCTAATATGGGCGGTGCAAGTACAGTAACCTTTTCCACAGGCACAAGTGGTGGATCAGGCGGTTCTGGTACAGGCAGTACATGGATTGGCATATTCAGTGATACCAAATGGTTCACTTTATCATCTATTGGTTGTGCAATAGCTTAATATTAGAGGATTTATATTATGGACGTTACATCAGAAACAATTGAAGAACGAAAAAAGGTTATATTAACCGATATTGAAACTGTGGAAGAAGCATTGAAGCAACTTGAGGCGCAAAAAGTTCAGGTACAAGCGAATCTTTTTGCTCTTCAAGGAGCTCTTCAACAATGTAATTATTTCCTAGGCGAAAATATAGAAGAAGAGGAAAAGAATGATGGCTGAAGATACAGTTAGATATGGAGCAGGAGGGTTGCCTTATGTGGGTAATGTTGGAGAAAAAAGCACAGAAGCTGCATCAACTCCAGTTGAAAAGGAAGACCCCCAAACAAAAATTAAATTTGAGGTAACCGAAGATGATACTCCATTGACAGATGCGGAGGTTGTTAAGAAGGTCACAAAGGGTAAGTAGAACGATGAAAACATTTAAAACTTTTACAGAAGAAAAGGATAAAGAATTAGAAGAAGTTGAGATTGAAGAAACAGCTCTTCCTGCTGTTGGGATGAAAGTAAGTCAGAGTGGTGGTTCAGAACCATATAATCTTCAAGACGATGAAGTCCTAAAGCGAGTAAATGCTTTTGTAGGCTCAATTGCAGACAGAGAATATCTTGTTCCTGAGAACGCAGTCGGACAACTTCAAGGATTTTTAGAGCGCATTGGCGTGTGTTTTGAAATGCCTGAAAAACTACCAGAGTCAGGTAGTATTAACCTTCCTTTAAAAAGATATGGGGGTATTTTTGGAAAGAGTGTAGACACACCTTTTAATGAATTTGATAGTGAAGAAGGAATAGACCGGGCATTAAACATTAAGGTAGAATCACTAAAAAATAATTCATGGAAGGTATATGCTAAAATAGTATAGTATAAATGTTTGAAAAAATAACACCAGCTAATTGGGTTATGTTTGCTATGAAGCATTATGATAACCCACAAGCTGAAGGTGAAGATGAGTTTCAAGATGATTTAAATAGATTTAAATATCTTAAAAGACTTTTAAAAAATTATTGTAATGGTGGTGAATTAAGAGAACGCTTAATTTTAAACCACATGATTGTGTTAAATAATGTGTTTGGGGTAGAGGCTTCAGGCACATTGTTACTTTATAGAATAGAGCCAGAATATTGGCCAGCTTTAAAGACATTTATGTTATATCTTAATATGATACCAGAAGTAGACGATTTGCATAATATTTCAACAGACCCACATATATGGAAAACTTTACAAGATATATAGGACCGTTAGAGCCTCAAGAATATATTGCTGAGGGTCGTGCTATAGATTTGTTTGTAGCATATCGTTTTTTGAGAATCCTTACTACACCTTGGGAGGATCAAGACGCATTTGAGCACGGTATTATAGATAAAGATGGCAAACTGTTAAGAAAACATAACACACTAAAAACACCAGAAGAAAAGGCATCGTTTACCTTACTGCATAGATTGATATTCAATCTTAAAAGAATATTACATAAGATTCCAGTAGTAAGAACTAAACTAGGGACATATGCAACAGCATTATTTTTATTAAAACAGCATATGGCTTCTAATGCTGAACAAGAAAAAATGATTGAGGTGACTTTTAGTAATTGGTTGATTGATAATGGTTATATAGACCCGGAAGATATAGTTGAAGAGGTTATTGGTTTAGGTGAAACTTTACCAAAGGGTAGATATAAATTAATTCAAGACATTTTTACTGACAAATCTGAAATAAGAGGCAAAATAGGTGATATTGTTTTGGCCTTTTCAGATGTATCTCCTACAGACGAGGTTCTGGGTAAAAGTATATTTAAAGTAGTACATCAACGCTCAAAGGAAGAAATTTATGTATCTCTAGAGGATTTAGAAAATGCCTAAAAATGAAAACACACCAAAAGCACCAGAAAATTCTGATGCAAAAGAAATACAGAAATGGTCTGTATGGACTCAAGGCCCGAAAGACGCTAAAGAAACCAAACGAAAGTTTAAACAGGTAACTCCTGGCCAAACAAGGGATTATAAATATTTGGTGAAGAATAGAAAAATGCAGCGTTATGAAGAAGTATCATTAACAGCTGAAGATGCACCTACAATGAGTGCAGGCACAGGAGGATTTAGTTCCAATCCTGAAAAGTCTGGTGTGGATGGGTATGATCCTCTTTTAGGTGGTAAAACAACTAAAATATACAGACGTAAGCCTCGACTACCTGTAGATGGTAGAACAAAGGGATATAAAGAAGCAGTAAAAAGAATATTGGACCGAAATACTAAAAAACAACAACAAGAAATTGCCCAACGGCTTAGCCAGTTTGGGGTATCTTCAAATCCTTTTCAAAAGGAAGAAACCGAGATGAGTAAAAAATATTTTAAAACGAAAGAGGGTAGTGTTGAAGCTGCTGTTTTAACCTCAGTTACAAAAGAAGTTAAAAATGAATATAATATCAATTCAGATAAACCCACTTTAACTTTACCAAAAAATAGATATTTGGAAACTAAAAAAGGAAGTTTAGAAGAAGCTGTAGTAGAAGCTTTAGTTGATGAAAAGAATACTAATAAACTGCCTAGACAACTCAAAGACCCCAAGAAAGAAAAGATGGTGGGGGTTAAAGATAAAAAGGGAAAGGTCCATACGGTTGTAGTTGATAGAGATAATCCAAAGTATAAGAACGCACCAGAACACGAATCTTATGAAATGGATGAGAATAAATTTTCCCGTGGCAAAAAAAGGAAGAAAAATGACAAGAGTCCTGATGATGATGAAACTTTAAAAAAGTTTGATGATGTAGATAAAGAGGATGATGAAGATGAAGATGCTCCTAAAGGTAAAAAGGATAAACTTCCACCTTGGTTGAAAAGAAAAGAAAAGAAAGATAAAGACGAAATTGATGAGGTCTCATTAGGACACCGAGAGCCTAGTCCTGGTTCAGATTCTACCGATTCTTATCATAAATTGCAGAACGCAAAACGAAAGGCTAAAGCAGCGGGCAAAGATTATGACAAACTTTCTTATGGGGATCAACAGAAGTACCATGAAGAAGAAAAGTTTGTTAGTAAGTTTAAAGAGGTCGTTGAGAATGTTTTTGAAAGCAGTCCACCTAAAGGAATATTCCCAAAGTCAGACTCACAAAAACATCGTGAAAGGATGCAAGCAATTAAAGATGCTGAAAAGCGTTTGGGTGTAGAGAAAGATAAAGTAACTACAACTAAAACTCCACACGGCACTCAGCGCACGACAACCTACAAAGGTAAAGTCAAAATCGGAGAAGATAAGCCTAAATGGGGAAGTCAGCTCGGTGATGATGGCCCAAAAAAAACACCACATAGTCAGTTCGGTGATTCTCCTGCTGAGATAAAGAAGAATAAGAAAAAGTATTTTGATTGGCAGAAGAAGAAACAAAAAGAAGAAACAGAGATTGATGAACTTTCTAAAGGTACACTTGGTCGTTATGTGAAGAAGGCATCTGTTGATAAGAGTAATACTGGTATTACTTTAGGTCAGACATCTGCTAGTGGGAAACAGACACAGGCTGATGTTCAAAAGCACGCCGGTAAGATGATAAAACGACAGAAGGGTATTGATAAGGCTGTTGATAAACTATCAAAAGAAGAAGTTGAGGTTGATGAAGTAAATAAACATCAGGCACGAGCTTTTGGTTCAGCCTTGATACGAGATAAGTCTCCTAGACAACTCAAAGATAGACAACTCAAAGACCCCAAGAAAGAAAAGATGGTGGGGGTTAAAAATAAAGCTGGAAAGGTTCAGACAAAGGTAGTTGACAGAGATGATCCAAAGTATAAGAACGCACCAGAACACGAATCAGTAGAGTCACCTTGGATAAGGGCAGCTGCTGATCATCTATCTAAGGTATCTGAAAAAACAATCATGGGTGTTAAGGTCAAGAAGTTGAAACCCGGCAAAGAAACAAAAGATGTTCAGACAGCATTGCACCGTGATAACAAAGGTGGCATTACACGACAGCAGGCTCGTCAGAAATTTGGTCCTAAGAAAGTGGGAGCTACGGCCGAAGAAAAAGAATAAACTATTGAGGATATATTATGATACAGGTTGTTATTATATTAGTATTACTAATGGGTGCAGGTGGATTTGGAGCCTATAGTTGGATCACCAACCTACAGGCAGAGAATCAGATTCTTCAAGTCA